GACGAACACCACCACCACCACCACCACCATGTCCCTCCACACTTTTAACCTCCCACCCGGGGCCACCGTTCGTGACCTCGACGCCGTACCTCGCCGTATTCACCGTCGTCGTCGGGATCCAAAACCTCGCCAAGACCGCGACGTGGCCACGTACGTGTTGTTGGGCGAATGTCCGACGTGCCTGCGGCCCCTTGACTACACCTATTGTAAACGGTGTGACAAGCTGTGGCCTGATATGGGTGGACCAATCCCAGTACACATTCAAGAGGCGATGTCCAAAGCAAAAGCCACGCAAACCCTATAAACCACCACCCAACCCACTATGCAACTCAAACGTACCTGCCCTCGGTTCCCTTTAATTGGAAGATCGATCTACATGATCGACAACAAGCGCGTCTCTCGAAAGGTGTATTGGGACGCATTCAACACATCGACTCATCCAGTGAACGGTTCCCGTCTCGACTACAGTGATGACGGGTGCCGCCTTGTTTTTACCCATGAAGTCTTACCCATAATCCGCTAAAAATCCACAGTCTCCACCTAGTATGGACCTCCACGCATTCCTCGACATCCTCGCTGTGGTCTTTGCAGCCATCGCTGGATTCATTCTGTTGAACCTTGTCTTTTAACCAACCGCCACCCATATGCACAACCGACTAACACAAACCGACACCCTTGCGTTCCTTCGCGGATCCGTTCGCCGCCCCAAGATCCCCAATGGCCCACCTTCCGACACTTTTACGTTCAACCTCGGGGGAGCGTACGTGATAACCATCAAGGCCCTCACCAGAAGGACCCAGGTGGTGCTGGGCAAACTCAACGGCAACCTCAGTGAAACCTTCTGGACTCTGTTGGATGGTCTGGTACAACAGGGGAACGCAACGTACGTGAAGGTGAGTACCTTGTGACGTACAACATGGATTATCTTTAATGGAGAAAATGATATGAAAGAACGCCCGATATTATTCAGCGGCGAAATGGTCCGCGCAATTCTCGACGGTCGCAAGACGCAGACGCGGCGTTATATCACCCAGCTTGAATGCAGCAAGGAGGAGCGCGATTCGTGGAAGTGTAAGTTCGGCCAACCCGGCGACCGGCTTTGGGTGCGGGAGACTTTTTACCATCCGGGAATTAACTTCAAAGGTCCGGTCATTTACGCAGCAGACTATCCCACCGGGGGCACGTTCGGGGTAAAGCTGAAGCCATCCATCCACATGCCCCGGTGGGCCTCCCGAATCACTCTCGAAATCACCGCCGTCCGTGTGGAGCGGTTGCAGGATATCAACCGGGGTGATGTGATGGCAGAAGGTTGTCCGTTTCTGAACATGGCGAAAGGCCCTGACCCTCGCCAGTGGTACAGGGAGCTTTGGGAAAAGATCAACGGCCCAGGCTCATGGGATAAAAACCCTTGGGTTTGGGTCATCGAGTTTAAACGATTGGAGAAAAACCTATGAACCAAAAAGAACTGAGAGAACTGGATGCTTGGATCGCTGAGAACGTGATGGGGTGGCACAGGATGAATTTTAACAACGGCGCATCCGTTCCGTTCAATTATTTAAGCAAAAACAAAGAGCGACAATGTACAGCAAGGCGTCATGGTTTTGTTGAGGGATGGCGATTGCTTGAAAATTTTCCAAATTTCACCACCGACCGAGCCGCCGCGATGGAGGTGCTGGAGATGTGTGTGTGGAGAATAATAGTGTTGGTCTTACAAGAATTCGCATTGGCTTTTGGCACATCACAACTCACAAAATAGGCATTGATATAGAAGCCGATTCGCTCCCCCTAGCCATCTGCCTTTTCGCCAAGCAACTTTTCACGGAGGGGAAATGATATGAACGAATCAAAAACGCCGAGGACGGATGCCTTCGCCGCTGAAAACCGGATGCTCAAGCAATGCAACGGACAACTCAACGCGATGGTGGACACGCTTCAATCCTCCCGCGACAAGTGGCGCAAGGTGGCGGAGATGCTGACGGAAGGTATCGGTTGCGGATGCGGAATCGATGGCCCGTGTCAGCATTGCAGCGAACTGCTCGCCGCCTTCAACGCGCTCAAGGAGGAGGAGAAATGAACGACGCATTTGACAATCCTGGAATTGAAGCTGGCCGAGAAAAAGCAAAGCGAGCCAAGGAAATAAACGACGCCCTCACCGAAGGCCGCAAGCAGGGAAGGTTGGAAGGGCTGAGGGAGGCTTATGAGTTGGCGGAATCATACGTTCATTCGTATGCGGCACAGGAGGAGATCCAATCCCGCATAGCCGAACTGGAGAAGGAGCAGGCCAAGTGATCACCATCGTCGTCCCAAAGAACCGCCCACGCCCTTGCATCACTGGCGATCACATCCAGGATGCCACCGGGACCACCTACAGGGTCGCCGCTGTAGTACCGCACGGTGTGTACTGGAAGATCCTCGCCGTTCCCGTCACTGCCCCAAAGGCCACCAACGAAACCTGTTGACACCAACCACCAACATCCCTATCCTCCCCATACCAACATGCGATACATTCTCTTTCTAACCTGCGACACACTCGACAAACCCCTGTGGGGTGCTCACTCCGCTTGGGGTGGCCACATGAAGCTCCAAGGGGCCCTTGCCCTCGCCCATGGCACCGAGGCGATGGTCCGTGGCACCGAGGGATCCAAAGCAGTCATCCGGTGGCACATCCTCGACGTGACCACCCTCAAGATCGTGGCTGACAACCAATCCACCACAACCACCCCCAAACCCCTATGAGCCCTGAACTGTTCGACGGTGAGCCCCTTAACGACTCCTGTGGGTGCCACCTGTGTGGTGCCCCGGTGGCTCTGTTCTCTGAGTCTGATACCAACCCCGACCTCGCACAGGTGCCGCTGTGTGTGGAGTGCGCCGAGGACACCGACGGGGTGGCTCACACGGGTGCCAGGGTGAAACGGCTGAAACGCAAACATGGCTTTCAAATCATCGAGGAAACACTATGAGTAACCAAGGTACCACCACCCCATCCCCATTGACCACCATCGAGAACTGGCCGACTGCCGAGGAGGTAGCTGCGGCCATTAACCAACTCCGTGAATGGTACGGCATCGAGGATTACGTCGCCGTCTGGGCGGATGTGGTCCAGAGTCGCCATGGGTTTCACTTGAGCATCCGTTGCGGCTCAGGTAACTCGAAGTCCCCTTCCACGGAATACGTGGGATCTCTCAAACAGGCTGTGGAGAATGCGTCTCCCGAACCCACCGAAGCCAAGGAGGCCCGCCGCCAGCGTATGATCGCTGATCTGGAAGCACAGATCGCAGTCCTCAAATCACAGGAACTATGAGCACGATCACCATCAAACCCCGGGGCAACTCCTACCAGGCCTCCCTGACCCTTAAACGGGCCAAGGTACGTCTCCGTAAGTCCTTCTCAACTCCTCAGGAGGCTGAACTGTGGGCACTCAAGAAACGCCAAGAGGACCTCCAGGATGTGGCTACCTACTCCAGTCGTCCCGGTGGCTCGATGACCCTCAAGGACCTCATGGAGTACACCTACGCTCGCCATTGGGCTGGAACCAAAGGGGAAGACACCGCACTCCTCAACTCCAAGGCCGTGGTGTTCCTCGCAGGGGATCACATCACCGCTGACAGTGTGACCACGCAGGATGTCGAGAAGATGATCGAGTACCTTCAACGGGCTGGTAACTCCAACGCTACCATCAACCGTAAGCTGGCTGCCCTCTCCAAGATGCTGAAGGTTGGCAAGGACCTCGGGGTGGTAACCAAGTTGCCTACCATCCGCCGCCTGAAGGAAGCCCAGCACCGCATCCGGTGGATCAGTGAGAACGAGGAGGCGCAGCTGATGGGGCTGATCGATCCGCTGTGCTTTGTCCTCATCCCATTCCTTGTGGACACCGGTTGTCGCCTTGGTGAGGCCCTGAGTCTCAAATGGACGGACTTCGACAAGGAGTTCGATTGTGTCCACATCTGGGAGACCAAAGGTGGTACCCCGAGGACCGTGCCGTTGAGCTCCAGGGTGAAGGGGATGCTCCTTGCGATCACCCAGAGGCCCTACGGCCCCTTCCAGCACCTCACCGGGGATATGGTGACCCACTACTGGAACAAGGCTCGCAAGGTGATGGGCCTTGAGAACGACGAGCAGTTTGTCCCTCACTGCCTGAGGCACACCTGTGCTTCTCGAATGGTTCGGGCCGGGGTGGACATCCTTGTCATCAAGGAGTGGCTGGGCCACAAGAGCCTTGCTATGACCCTCCGGTACGCCCACCTGTCCCCCAAGGCTCTCCTCCAAGCCCGTGACAAGATGGAACCTTCGATGCCGTTATTGGCGTAACACACCAGCGGAACTCCACAACCCTAGTCTGTAATCCTATGTTCAACATCAACACCAAGTGGTCCAAAGTGTTTGCCCTCGGTTGCACCCACGGCACCCACATCGACAAGAAGTTCAAAGCGGCTGCCCTCAAGGCCCGGGGAAGCTGGAACCCTGACATCTGTGTTCACCTCGGGGATGCCATCGACATGGAAGCCTTGATGTCCTCCCATGTGGAGCATGGTAGCGGGGAGGAGCTTGGTCCAGACGTTCAAGCTGGGCTGGACTTCCTTGAGGAACTGAGGCCCACCCATTTCCTCTGTGGCAACCATGAGGATCGAGCATGGAAGCTCCAAAATCACCGGTCTCAGTTTGTACGGGCTGCTGCTCGGGCTGGCATCGAGTCCATCGAGGATACCTGCCAAGAGATCGGGACCATCGTGGTACCCTACACAGGGAACCAGCAGAACCTCACCATTGGTCGTGTGAGGTTCATGCACGGCACTGTGTACAACGAGGCAGCCATCATCCACCACGCTACAGCCTTCGCTCCTCGGAAGGGAGCCGTGGTGTTTGTCCATACGCACCGCCCAGGACAAGCCCGGGGCAAGCGGGAGGACCACCCGATCGGGTACAACGTAGGTACCGGCACCCGTCGTGGTGCGCTGGCCTACGCCAAGACCAACATGAGTACCCTTGGGTGGGGACAGGCCCTCCTGTTCGGTGTAATCAACACCAAAGGATCCTTTCAACTCTGGCTTCACGAACACCACGATGTCACCCAACCATGGATGCTGCCCGTATGACCACCAAACCACTACCCAAGAAACCCTCCCCAAAGGAACTCTTCAACCACGTCTCTGCCATGCTGCGAGCGGGGACCGATGTCCTTCCGCCTGAGAACGAGGAGTGGTACTCGGTACTGGAGTGGGCCGAACTGTGGGGCAAGAGTGCTCCCCGGGCCAACACCTTCTGCGCCGAGGCCTACCGAAAAGGTCTCATGGATCGCTTCAGCGGCAAGCGTAACGGACGCGCCGTGTACTACTACAAGTTTCGCATCGTAACCCGATAACCACCACCAACCCATGATGGATACCACCACATCCCCGTCTGTTGATACTCCCCCACCATCTCCACACCTTGAGCCTCAAGAGGCTATCACCAAGGACATGCTGGAGATGGGCCGTACCCGCTATCGTTCCAAGGCCTCGCTGGAGGTCGCCCGTATGTCAGTGAGCCCTCCAGGTCGCCGTCTCCTCTCCGAGGCCGTACCGAGCCTGCTGGACACCTTGGAGAAGGCCCTACACGTAGACCGGCTGACCTCCCTTGAGCATTGGATGACCCTACCCGGGGCCCAGCACTGCCAATGGGTACAGGCTGGCCGCCCCCCGGCATCTCGATGGGCATCCCTGATCCTCCTCACCAACCTTGAGGTCTCCTGTACGCTGGCCTTGAAAGCCATCCTCGATCACATTTGTTTCCAATCGAGCCAGTCCATGGTGTGCATGGCCATCGCCAATGCCATCGAGACTGAGGCAAGGTTTGGTCACAGGATGCTCAAGGCTGAACCATGGTTGTGGAGGGAGACCTACCGGCGTACCAAGCATGCCCGATATGCCAACAAGGTGAAGACCTTCAAGAAGGTGGAGGGAGATGCCCTCGGGAAGGCCATCCCCAAGCTGCTCCCATGGCAGCCTTGGGACCACGCTGACCGGCTCTCGGTTGGCCTGTTCTTGCTTCACCTCGCCGTGAAGGCGACCGGACTGGTGGCCATCCAGACCGTGAAGAAGACCTACCGATCGGGATCCCGTCTCCGGTACCTCTACAAGAACTACGTGGTGGCCACCCCTGAGACCCTCAAGTGGATCAACGACTACAACGCATCCCATGAACTGATGGAGCCTGTGCGGATGCCCATGGTTACCCCTCCTCATCCATGGGTCCCCGGTCAGATCATCGGTGGTGGCTACGGTGTGATCGACACGGCCCTTGATGTCCCATTGATCAAGAGCCCCAACAAGCGGTACCTCCAAAGGGCTGCCAAGGCTTCGATGCCAGCCGTGTGGAACGCCATGAACGGTATCCAGGATACCCCGTGGCGGATCAACAAGCGGGTCCTAGATGTGGTGAAGCACATGTGGAACGTCACCCGGTTGCCTGTGGCTGATCTCCCCAAGCAGGATGATGTGATCATTCCTCCTCGCCCAGCGAAGTGTGACACAGACCCCGAGGCTCGCCGCAAGTGGGGCCGCAGTGTGTGGATGGGGCACCGCACCAATGACCAGAACAGATCCAAGCGTATCTCGGTCTCCAAGGTTCTGATGGTGGCCGAGAGGTTCAAGGATCACCCGAAGTTCTGGTTCCCTACCCAGATGGACTTCAGGGGACGCATCTACATGCAGCCTCTGTTCCTCAACCCTCAAGGTCCTGACGTGGCCCGTGGTCTCCTTGAGTTTGCCGAGGGGAAACCTTTGGACACCGAGGATGCCAGAATGTGGTTCGTGGTGGCCGGTGCCAACCTCTTTGGAAAGGCCAAGGGCAACATTGAATCCCGCAAGCAGTGGGTGTGGGACAACATCCAAGCTATCTGGATGGCCGGTGAGGACCCGTTGAGGGACATGTGGTGGACCGAGGCGGACAAGCCCTTCCAGTTCCTCGCATGGTGCATGGAGGTTCACAGCTGGACCACCATCACTGGGAACGCCCACGATCCCAACTTCGTATCCCATCTACCTATCCAAGTGGATGCCTCTAACAACGGCCTCCAGATTCTCTCGCTCCTCATGCGAGACCCTGTGGGTGGCAAGGCTACCAATTGCATTCACTCCGAGCTCCCTTGTGATCTGTACCAAGAGGTGGCCGACAAGGTGATTACAGAGCTCAAGGTGAAGCTCATGAGCGAGGACCCTGCGGATGCCCTCATGGCCGAGCAGTGGCTCTCCCTTGGTGTATCTCGTAAGACCGTAAAGCGTCCCGTCATGGTGTTACCCTATGGTGGCACCAAGCACAGTTGCCGGGAGTACATCGAGGATTGGCTCAAGGAGACCGCCGACAAGAAGCCCACCGGCTGGCTCCCGTGGGAACCGGATCGTCTCTTTGCTCCCACCATGTGGTTCACAAGGATCGTTTGGAATTGCATCAAAGACACCGTGGGTGCCGCCCAAGTGTGCATGGACTACCTCCAAGAGTGCGCTGCGGTGGTATCGAGGAACAACAACGCAGCCATTCGCTGGGTGGCCCCGAGTGGATTCCCGGTGATGCAAGCGTATCACAAGAAGAAGCTGCGTCGGGTTACACTGTGGCTCCAGAACATCAACGTGTTTGTGAAGGGCATCGAGCAGCCACGGATGAAACCTGTGGATGGTCAGATTAGGGTACCAACAACCAAGATGGACAACCGCAAGATGTCCGACGGTGTGAGTCCGAACTTCGTCCACAGCCTCGATGCTGCCTGCCTTGCGATCACCGTGGACAGGCTTTGCAAGGAGGGGGTATCATCCTTCTCGATGATCCATGATTCCTACGGTACTCACGCCCGGGACATGGCTCTCATGCAACGTACACTCCGCGAGGTGTGGTCCGAGGTGTTCACCCAGGATCTCCTCCAAGCGTTCCACAACGAGGTGCTGTCACAGGTTGATCCTGTCGATCACCACAAACTGCCCTCGGTTCCAACTACAGGTGAAATGAAGGTTGACAGTATCAAGGATGCTCTCTACTTTTTCATCTGACATACAACCAATCTCCAGTCGGAGAAACAAACCACCAACACAAGAAACCAATACGATGAGTACCAACAACAAAGTGAAGTTTGAGAAGATCACCACACCTTTTGGCACGGCGGTGTACCCCCGAGTCAACAAGCCGGACACCAAGTTCAAAGAGGAGGGCGAGTACAGCTGTGCCATCCTCCTCGATGCGGAGGATCCCTTCGTCGAGAAGCTGGAGGCCAAGCTCAAGGAACACCGGGATGTTCACGTCAAGGCCATCGCCCTCGAAACCAAGAAGCCGGTTGCCAAGGTCAAGCTGGCCACCGTGGGTCACCCCATCCAGCCTGAGTTGGATGATGAAGGCAACGAGACCGGCAAGGTGAAGATCAAGGCTACCCTCAAGGCTGGCGGTGTTCGCAAGTCGGATGGCACCCCGTGGTCCCAGAAGCCTGCGGTCTTCGACAGTGCTGGTAAGCCCACCACGGTCAACGTGGGTGGCGGATCGGTCCTCCGCATGTCCTGTGAGATTCACCCGTGGTACGTCGCCAGCCAGGGCGTGGGTGTGAAGCTCGATCTCCGCGCAGTCCAGATCAAGGAACTGGTGGAGTTCACTGGTGGAGCTACGGCTGAGTCCTGTGGCTTCGATGAGGTGGAAGGTGGCTTCGTGGCACCTGAACCTGAAGCGGTCACCACCCCGGTCTCGGATGAACCCTCAACTCAAGGTGCCAATGTTCCGGCGTCGGACTACTAACCGAGGCCAGCGGACTTCGGGCGGCTACCGCTCCAAGTTTGAATCTGTGGTGGCCCAAGGTCTCACGGCCTTGGGCCTCCCTTTTACCTACGAGGAGGACAAGCTGAAGTACGAGGTCCCTGCAAGGCCTGCCACATACACCCCTGACTTCAAGATCGGGGACATCTACATCGAAGCCAAGGGATACCTGACGGCTTCTGATCGAAAGAAGATGGCTGCGGTGAAACGGTGCCACCCTGAGAAGGACATCAGGCTTCTGTTTCAACGCCCACAGAACTTCATCTACAAGGGATCCAAGACCACCTACAGCCAATGGACAGAATC